GGTACTGGGCTACCACATGAGCCGTTTACCGTGAACAAACCATGTATGCTCAGTCATGTAACGCGTTACACTGGAAAAGGTGAAAGTGAATGAGATCAATGGGTTGGAGTGTAACCTAGTTAAGCTAGTTAGGTAGTTAAAGATTCTAGACCCCCCTCGGAAAACAAATTGATTACGATATGTTACGTTCTTTATTTGTTCTATATGTAACGTTACGCATATGGGAATGTAACTTGTTACATGATGTTACGTCGATCACAAACGCGTGATGAAATATTTTCTAAGGGGGGGGGCTAGAAATGACACCTACCTTAACTAGTTCAACTAGTAAGTAACATATATGTATATTCTTAGTATTCTTTTTCTTCGTGGAGCATGGCTCCAAGTCCTTGGTTTTCCACGCATATCTGCGATATGTTACGCTCTTTCGCCAATGGATACTTAAAACCGAGTGTAACGCGTTACATGACTGAGCGTACATGGTTTGTTCTCGTTACCATTGATATATATAGGGTTTTCGACACGGGGTATGTAACCTGTTACACCCACAGATGTTACCTCCTTGTGCTACCCCCCCTTTAGACTTATATCCAACCTATGACCCTACGGCGGTATACTTAGCGAGTGGGCGGCCTATAACCCCCCGACAAATGGGCGAGCGTAGCGAGCAATAAAAAAGTAATAAAAAACTGTGCTGAATACTAGAAATAGTTGAGCCCCAGCTTTCGCCGGGGCCCGTGGTTCAGTTGATGGTGGAGAGCATCAGCAAGAGGCAGAAGAGGAAGAGGATGCAGATCACCAGCGTCTCGATCTGGTGATGTGTCACTTGCCTAGCTTCCGCAGTTGGAGGTAAATCTCGCCGAACTGTGTGTGCCAGATGTCAGCCCAGCCGTCGTTCAGCATCCTGTTGGCTTCGGCTTCGGTGATTTCGGTCGTGCTGTGTTTGGTGACAAGATAGTAGGTCATTTCGGTGTTTCCTTGTTGGAGGGGAGGCAGGGCCCGTAGGCCCTGCCCGTTGTCGCTGTGGCGCTTACCTGTTGCTCAGGTCTCGCCAGTTGTCGGCTTGCCACTTCCGCAGGGCAGCGCGCTCCTTGGCCCGTTGCTTTTCTGACTTCTTCTTAGCCAGAAAATTGAATGCTTCCATCTCAAAGCGTTCCTTGGCCTTGCGCAGTTCCTCGCGCTTTTCATCGCGGAAGTCATATTTCGACATGTCAGTCGTTCCTTGTTGGAGGGGAGGCAGGGCCCGTAGGCCCTGCCAGTTGTTCCTAGAACAACTTCTTGCGCGGCGCGTCGGCTTCCTTCGCCTTGCTCTTGCTGGCCTTGATCCCAGACTGGGCCAAGCTCTCAGCATCAGGGCCGAGGCGAAGATAGAGCGATCCGCCACCAGACGGCGGAGCCGCAACCTTGAACGACGACTTGGGATGGCTTTCCGAAGTGATCGACACGTTCTTGAAAGACGAGAAAGTCCCGTTTTCGTTGATCCGCGTCGCGGTAACCTTCACCGTGAAGGAAACCGGCTCGATGTCCATCTTCGCCGTCGCTGCGCCTGAGGTACGTTCAACCATTGGTATGCTCCTAAGTCCGGAGACCGTCCCCGGTCGGGGATGAAATCCCCGGACCACGAGGCATACCTGCCTGTCGCACCTCAATCTTCACAATGTCAAAGACCTGAGCCTGATGCCCCGGAGGGGCCGCCTCAGCCGCTGCGGTTGTCTGCAGCGACAAATACATAATGGCATTTCCCCGGTTGATTGTCAAATCGGCATGCAATCCGGCATGCTTCGGCGCGCCGTCGGGAGGCCGGGGAGGGGGGGCACATGGACTGAACTTTTAACCCCCGCCCCTAGATAAGTGTAAACCTCTCAAATCACATGCCAATTTTCCAAATGAGTACGAAACAAGAACGTTACATTTTGGGTGATTCGGGCCCGGTTTGTTCTCATTTTCAGGCGGGAAAAGGCTCAACTCTGCCTTTCCGGTGGGAAATTAAGTCGCTGCGCTCCCATGGGAAATTAAAGGGCACCATCTGGCCTGTCGTTTTGGGCCTATCCCACCACCGCTATTGCCCAAATCCTCGTTTCCCTGCTACCAAGCCCTCATGGATAGCCTCATTCCCAGCCCCGGCACCTCTTGGTCAGACCGTTTAGCCTTTGATATGGCGCTGCTGCTCGAACACAGTGGCGATACGCTGCCGGACCTGATGAAAAGGCACTCGCTGAAGCCCGCAGACCTCGTGGCGTTGAAGGCTGACCCCACTTTTGTGCGCCAGATCGACCACTACCGTGGCGAAATCCGCGATAACGGGGTCACATTCAAGCTCAAGGCGCGTACACAGGCCGAAGAACTGCTGATTACCAGCTGGGACCTCATCCATGCACCCGATGTGAGCCCCGCAGTGAAGGCCGACCTCATCAAAAGCACCGTGAAGTGGGCCGGACTGGAGCCGAAGGGCGATCAGCCCATGGCTGACGGCTCTGGAGGGGTGCGGATCACCATCAATCTGGCCGGACAGGACCCTCGGGGTGGTGCCGGCGTGGATGCCAAGGTCGTGGAGGGCTGAGATGGGCGATTTCGAGCATAATCCGGCCAATGAGCACCCTCAGGCGGTGGTGGCCACCATGGACTGCAATTATGGGTTCATCAGCCGCCCGTTACTCGACCTGATCCACCCGGAGGCGTCCTTCCAAGCCTTTCCACTGGAGCATGTGGGCATGCCGTACTACCTGCAGGCGTTGTTCACCCACACGCACAAGGGATTTCCCATGGCGGTGCTGTCCAGCATCGCTGAGCTGGAGCGCGTGACCAAGGAATGCGATGAACGCGGGTGTCCGTACCGGACGAAGATCGTCAAGGAGAGCACCTCCAAGCGCAAGCCGAGCCGGGCTGAGTACCGGGTCGTATATCTCGGCGCTATGGTCACCTAGGTGACGTATATAGCTGGTGGGGGTTTTTGATATATGATCCAGTCATATCTCAAGGAATGTCAGGTTTCTGATACATGACGCTGACCATCAGCTATACGCCGCCGCCGACGGTGGCGCAGTTCATGCAGTCGCAGGCCAAGATGCGGGTCCTGTGTGGGCCCGTGGGCTCGGGCAAGAGCGTCGCCGGCTGCTTCGAGGTCGTGCGCCGGGCCAGTGAGCAGAAGCCCAACGCCAATGGCGTCCGCAAGACGCGCTTCGCCGTGGTCCGCGAGACCGTCAGGCAGCTGGTCGACACGACCATCAAGACGTGGCTGGACTGGTTCCCGGCCAGTGTCTGCGGGACGTATATGCGCACCACCAAGACGTTCTTCTTCAAGCTCGGGGACGTCGAGTGCGAGGTCATGTTCCGGGCGCTGGACGACGCTGACGACGTGGCCAACCTGAACTCGCTCGAGCTGACCGGGGCGTTCTTCAACGAGTGTCGTGACATCCACCCGGACATCATCGACGCCATGAGCAAGCGCATCGGGCGCTACCCCAGCGCCAAGGACGGCGGCCCCAGCTGGTACGGGATGTGGGCCGACACCAACCCGCCCACCATGGATACGTGGTGGTACTACCAGATGGAGCATCTCGACCCGACCGACGGGGTCAGCCTCAACGACAACGGCTGGGAGGTGTTCAAGCAGCCCAGCGGGCGCAGTCCGTTCGCGGAGAATATCGAGAACCTGCCAGAGGACTACTACAACACGCAGGGGCGGTCCGAGGAGTACATCCGGGTCTACATCGACGGGGAGTATGGCCTCAGCTCCAGCGGGCAGCCCATCTACAAATACTTCAGGCCGGACTACCACATGGCCAAGCGGCCCCTCATGCACATCTCCAACGGCGTCAGGCCGGTCGTGGTGGGCATGGACCTAGGGCTCACGCCGGCGGCGGTCATCGGCCAGATGGACCCCCGTGGCCGGGCGCTCATCCTCGGTGAGGCGACGAGCTTCGACATGGGGATACAACGGTTCGCGCGGACGATCCTCAAGCCCATGCTGTTCGAGCGGTTCCCCGGCTGCCCCATCATGATCATCGTCGATCCGGCGGGGACCCAGCGGGCGCAGACCGATGAGCGGAGCGCGGTGGATATCCTCAAGACCGAGGGGTTCCGGGTCATCCCGGCCAAGACCAACGCCATCAGTGCGCGCATCAGCGCCGTGGACGACTTCCTCATGCGGCAGGTGGACGGCGATCCGGGGTTCCTCGTCGACCCCCGATGCTCATCGCTCAAGGCCGCCATGATGGGCGGGTACCGGTTCAAGAAAACCGGGGATGGCGAGATCGACAAGAACAAGCACAGCCACATCGCCGAGGCACTGCAGTACCTGTGCCTGCATATCAACGCGACGGACGGGATGATGCTGAACCAACGGCGTGAGGTGAAGGCCATCGCGGCTACCGGCTGGACCTGAGATGGCACGGTATGGGACGCTATGGGACGTTCTGGGACGCTGGCCTGCTTGACTCGTTAAGAAACAGCATGATAGCTCTGTTGGTGCGACCAAGGGGTTACTCTCCTTTCCTCTCGGGCGTGTGCTCGATTCTCCTCCCTGAGCAGAACCTCCGCCCCTCGGTGTCCCCCGCCGAGGGGTTTTTCGTTGGGGTATTGCGGCAACAGCGGTACTCCGGTACTACTCTCAGTGACTTATGAGGGTGGTAACCTATGGCTGGCCTTAGTTTCCTACGCGTCGTCTCCAATTCGGAGATGGTTGGGCAGGAGCGTGAAGCGGCAGAGGCCGAGCTTGCGGCCCGTCAGTCCAGTGACCTGATCCTTGGACTGTCAGCACATCTGCGCATATGCTGGGACGCGGCCAAGCAGGCCAAGACCAACATCGAGACCAAGATGCTCAAGGCCATGCGGCAGCGCAATGGCGAGTATGAACCTGCCAAGCTGGCTGCCATCAAGCAGCAGGGCGGCAGCGAAGTCTACATGATGATCACCGAGGTGAAGTGCCGCGCCGCCGAGAGCTGGCTGCGGGATATCATGCTCGATACCGGGTCACCCCCGTGGGATATCCAAGCGACGCCGCTGCCTGATCTGGCCCCTGAGCAGCTGAGTGAAATCCAGAGTATCTTCTCCGACGCCATTGCCAACATCCTTGAAGGGACACAGCAGGCACCGGCCCCGGAGGCCATGCGTGGCCTCAAGGAGGTGATTGCACAGGACTACCGGTTCACGCTGCTGCAGGAAGCGGCCAATCGCGTCGACCGGATGAAGTTCAAGATTGCCGACCAGTTTGCGCAGGGTGGGCTGGACAGCGCGTTCAGCGATTTCATCACCGACCTAGTGACCTTTCCGGGTGCCGTCCTCAAAGGTCCAGTGGTACGACGCCAGAAGAACCTTGGCTGGACCAGAGACGCCACGGGTAAAACGGTCGCTGCGCCGACGGAACGGATCGTCCCCGAGTATGAGCGTGTCGATCCGTTCCGCTTCTACCCCGAGCCGGGCATCACCCGCATCGACGAGGGGTACGTGTTCGAGCACCATCCCATGTCGCGCATGCAGCTCGCCGAGATGATCGGTGTGCCGGGCTACGACGATGCCGCCATCCGCAAGGTGCTTGAGATCGGGCCCGGAGCCTCGTGGATCAACAGCTCGTTCGAGGTCGAGAAGGCCACCGAGGAGAACAAGACACCGCAGGTCGCGCGGCCCACCCAGATGTACGACGCCATCGAGTTCTGGGGCGATGTCAGTGGCCGCATGCTGCGCGAATGGGGTATGTCCGAGGAGGAGGTACCCGATCAGGACAAGGAGTATTGCGCCAACGTCTGGCTGGTTGGCGACTACTGCATCCGTGCTGTGCTGAACTACGACCCGCTGGGAAAAAAGCCCTACCGGCTCACGTCGTTCATCAAGTCCCCCGGTGCGCTGTGGGGCAAGGGCATCCCGGAAATCATCGAGGACATTCAGGGTGTATGCAACGCAGCAGCGCGCTCGCTGGTCAACAATATGGGCATTTCTTCGGGCCCGCAGGTCGAAGTTAACCTCGAGCGTATTCCACCGAACGAGGACATCACACAGATATTCCCGTGGAAGATTTGGCAGGTCCTGAACGACCCGTACGGATCGAGCGCGCCTGCGGTCAGGTTCAACCAGCCGACCGACAACTCCGCTGCCCTCGTGGCTGTGTATGAGAAGTTCAGCCGGCTGGCCGATGACCACTCCGGTATCCCGG